GTATCCTTCGTGTGTAGTTGTAATCTGCATTACACCATTGTACTGTTTTACATTTGGTGCAATCAACTGTGCAAAGTCGCCATCTGTCGAAATAATAACATGGTTATCATCTGGATGTGCTTGAATGAAGCCAGCAATCAAATCATCTGCTTCTAGTTGTTGATGATGCAGTACTGTACAGTTAGTTTTATTAATAATAAAATCTTTAAACTGATCAAATGTTTCCCAAAATACTTTTTCTTCTTCTTGCTCTCTTGGGCTATGCGAAGCACGAGCTTCTGCCCTTTGTCGCTTGTATGGCTCGTAATGATCCTTGCGCCACGATCTACCCTCGAGGCAGAAAATTACATGAGTACCTTTAAAGTCTTTCCATGCTTTGCGAACACTGCCTAACACAGTGGCCAAACTCATTCCGACTTTGTCCTCTAGACTACCACGCACAACATGTCGTGCCCTAAAGAATGTATTTGCGGTATCAACTAGAATATAGGTATTTGTCATTAAAAAATCTCAGTTCTTCCGTCATCACGTAACGCTCTGTTAACATATCCAGATCCTCTACGTTCCATTTCGACACCAGATTCGGCGCCAACATTTCTACATAGTTCTTGGAACCACAAGTCGACTATTTCTTCTTCTGTGACTCCAATGTATCCGGCCTCTGTTAATTGTAACACAAAGTATTCATTCCAGTCAAGTTCAAAAAAACCATTGCGTACATTGTCCTTGTTTACTTTGGTTTCCAACACCGCAATGTATGGTTCTTTTTTTTCAGTGGCTAATTCTTTAGGAGTCAGTTTGGATACCCGTTCTGCTTCGGCGGCACGTTCAGCGGCAACAGTGGCTTCCTCTGCTAGTTTTTTAGCAGACTCTGCTTGCTGTAATGATTCTTCGATTCTGGCTTCAATTTTATCTATGCCAAACATTTTTTTAATAAATCTATTCATTAAGTTCCCCACTCATTTTTAAATAATGGCACTTGTAAACGGTCACTATAACGTAGTCCGTTTTTCATAGCCAACAATGCCACATTCTTATTGTTCATTGCATATACGCTTTCTACACCACCTACCGGCATCAAGTATACGTGTCCTTTAAATCCTGCTGAACGATATGCGGCAATGGCACATTCTGCATCTGCAAAGTCTTGTTCTGTGGCAATAACAAACTTCAAATATGCTGTGCCATAATTTTCATAGTCGCAAACTACTTCTGGTTTGATAGCATCATCCCACGGTTCACCTGAACATGGAAGTTTAGCACTTACACTAAAAGTAACTTCTCTTTCATCGCTACCAAATGCCCAGTCTTTTAAGTATTCTTTAAATGCAGTAGTAAGGCGCATTGAACCATTAGTTTCAAATGTAATTTCTTTCAAGTCTGCCATCTTGGGATGGCTCAACAAGTCCGGATAACATTTTTGCCAACCTAACAATGGTTCACCTCCGGTAATAACAAGATGAGCTTCGCCCCATTCGTTATCGGGAAGCATTTCCATAATGCGTTCTACAATACCATCAGTTTCGACCAATGGGCTAAGATGTTTAAAACGTGCATCCCAGCTAGCATAGCTATCGCAACCAGTTGATACCAATGGCAGTTCATTGTAATCTTTAAACTCTACAATGCGTTCTGCGATAGCTTCTCTCTCATTAGATAGTTCACCACGCGGCATACCAAAACCTTGACAGGTAAAGTTACAACCAAATGTACGCAAGAACACACTTGGTACACCCATGTAGCGTCCTTCTCCTTGTATACTATAAAACAATTCTGCTAATTTAATTTTGCTCATGTCGTTCTTTCTTAAATTGCTTTACATCTAGTATAGCACACTTTAATGTTTCTGTATAGTTCAATGCCTGTTGCTCGGTCATAATGATACTGCCTTCGTATTCTATGTAGCCTTTGGTCAACAATGTCCAAATCTTTTGCCAACGATTCATGCTCCACCATTTGGATTTTTGTTGTGTGTACGTAGTAACAGTGACACTATTATCATCCGCTTCAATCCAGATATTATGATCGTGGTTGCTATCACCGCACTCGCAAACAACCTGATAGGTCATTGCATCGCCCCAATCTTGACGTTTTAAAATACCAACAGCTGGTGTTTGAGCTTTCATAATCATACCTCGTAAATGTTAGACCATTTTTTTAATTTTTCAATTTTGGCATTACTAGCAGTCTCGATATTATTCCAACTAACAATATCCATTTCTTGTAAAATATTAATCATTGCATAGAGATCACCGAGTTCTTCTTCTAGATGCTCTCTATTGGTTTTAGGTTTTCCAGGTTTAACATTGTCCAACCCAAAACGACTAATTTTACTAACCGCTTGAATAACCTCTGCACATTCTTCTTGTAGAATGTCCATTACTTCTTTAGTTCTTGTATCCATTTTTTATAGTTTCCTTTACCAGGAATAGTATTCCTTACTCCGCCTATTGGATCTTCTACATCGCCATCGTATCTAGGTATGAGATGAATATGTGGCCACTCTACAGTCTGCCCGCCTGCTTGTCCGTAATTTAATCCAATATTAAATCCATCGCACTCTCCTGCTTTGACCATTGCCCGCCCATATCTAAATGCATCATTAAATGCTTCGCTTAACACATGAGTTGTATTATATTTAGGTACGAACAATAAATGCCCGTGGCTAACTGGGTATTTGTCTTTATATACCGCTACGTGGAAATCTTCTTTGAGAACATCTGACCACGGTGCGTTACTATCTTCTAATGCTTCTGGAAGTTTTGCATTAATTATATCTTTCATTTCGCTTTCATTGTTTCTAAATATTGTTCATTATGGACCCACTTGTTATTAACAAGGAATCCCCATTCGCGCTTTTGTGGACCTGGCATAAACAATGTCCATGCAGTTATGCCATCAGCCAGTTCGATGCGATGATAAGACCTAGGACTGCAAATGCGACAATGTCCGGGCCCACGCCACTTACGAATCTCGCAACTTTTTGTACCGTCTGGGTTAAACTGAGGAATCCATTCATAGTAACCACCTTTCAAAATTAGTGTAAAATAAGGCCATGGATGATCGTGAACATCATCTGGGTCACCCTTTAAAAATTTGTGTAAAAAAATATTAAATGGAAAAGATTTTCTATCTTTTAAAAATATATAGTAGCGTTCCAAATACGGCTCGTTATTGACACGATCCATAATAATACGTTTACGATCGTGTCTCTCTAACCAGTTAAGTAAAAATTTCATATATTAATATTGAGGTTGGTTACAATACCATTTATAGGCATCTCTAATTATATCTTCAATTGTACTATATGTTGGTTCCCAAGTCAACTCTTTGTTTGCTCGGGTTGCATCTGCAACTAGTTCCGCAGGGTCGCCTGCACGTCTTGGACCGTTTTGCACATTTTTAATTCCAAAATGTAATTTAACATAATCGACAATTTCTTGATTGCTAGTACCTTTATTAGTACCAAGATTAAAAATATGGGCCCCTGGATTAGATTCAAGATATGTAGCGGCTTTAAGATGTGCAGTAGCTAGATCCATAACATGAATATAATCTCTTATACATGTTCCATCTGCGGTAGGAAAATCCTTGCCATTAAGTATAAATGGCAGGTGTTTTAAACTTGCCTCCAATGCTCGTGCAACAATATGTGTAGCACCCCAGGGTTGTCCTAAATCTGATTCAACTGGCCAAGCACCTGCGGCATTAAAGTATCTAAAACAGACGCTACTAATTCCGTAGGCATTACTATAATCTGCTAATAATTTTTCAATCATTAATTTTGTATTGCCGTATGGACTGATTGGATCAAGGGGGTGGTCTTCGGTAATCGGAACTTCTTTTGGATCGCCATATACGCTGGCACTACTACTAAAAATAATTACAGGTTTTTTAGGACGATCTTTAAGAAAGTTTAACAACGAGATAGTTTTGCTAACATTATTAGAGTAGTAGTCGCTGGGATTAATTACACTGGGTCCGACTAAACTAGTTCCTGCACAGTGAACAATAATGTCTGGATTCTTTTCTGCAATAAAACTTAAAGAATTTACACTGGCATAGTCTGCTTGTACAAATCCGTCAATATCTTTCAAAGTGTTATCAAACCGTAGTCTATCTACAATATACACTTTGTTATTGGCATCTAATTGCTTGAATGCTCGTGCGACATGGCTACCAATGTAGCCACATCCGCCTGTTACAATAATGGTTTTACTCATTTATTAATATTTGCTTTCATGAGTGTGTTTACGATAGTCTGTTGACATACGTCTCCATTGACCTGCTTTACAACTCATACCGTCTTCGGCTACTGTTCCGGCAGTTTCCATGATATCACAAATCCTATCAATCGTGCCATCTGTCCAGTTACTGATATTGCCAATGTTTGCATGTGGCTTACGAATAAGACGTTCTAGTTTGTTAATGGCATCTTCTAGTGACCAAGGAATATATAGTCGTTCGTGGTCGTTAGCAAAAGTTTCAGGGAAAGACCTATATGCAGGATATAAAACGTTACAACCAAGAGTATCGGCTTCTGATACGGTGTTAGATACCCAATCCTGTAAAGCACAATTAAAAAGTACACGAGAGTCGTTAAGTAAAGCGTAATAATCATTTTTTTCTAAGTCCTCATACACGGTTAACAAGCCTCGTGCTTGCAAATCTCGTGTACGAGCCATATAACTATTGTTATTTGATTTAAGTTTACTGCCTGCAAAAACTGCGAATTCTACCCTCTGCCCTGGGTGACGTTCGTTCCATAGTTCTGCCAAGTCCATGTAGAAGTCTGGTTGTTTCTCTTGATCCCAACGTGCGGCAAATCCTACACGGAATTTACGTTGATCAAATGGCTTTAGATCTCCAGGCACTCTTGCACGTACTTCATCTTTGCCAAATGCTAATCCGCTGATGTTATAGATTGGACTCTTCCAACCTGCTACTTTCATGTGCATGACCATTTCTTCATTGCTGGCAAGAACGCCATCAACAAAGCTATCTACCATTTTTTCGTAGTGACCCATAAACTCGCTCATGCCCCATACATGTACGAAATCATCCGGATCGATTGACTGAGCAAGACAGCGGACAAATATACGAGGCCGCAAAGTATGATCGATTTGATTAAGAATGTACGGAAGGCTTTCAATACCAGGCTGAAACATGTCTTCGAAGTAGATAACATCTTCATGATTAATTTCTCCAGCTTTCATCATCTTAACTAGATTCATTAGTTGCGACATGCCGAAATATGTGCGTCCGTGTGCATCCAATACTTGCCCTGTTACAATGGCCTGATCGTTACTAAGCGTTTCGCCAGGCACTAATATATAATCAATGCCTCTGCGTTTAAATACAGCTTCGTTCCAGTCTTGTAACTGTAGAGTATAACGTGCTTTGTAAGGCTCCAGGCCCATGTAATAGAGTTTTCTCATCGAGCACCCTGTCCGTAGCGAGCTTCTTTCTTGGCCTTGCGAGCATAGTAGTCCTGCTCGCGTTGCCATGCTCTGTAAGCATCGCTTCTATACAAATCCTTGGGATTGTAAGGAAGAAGATTAAGGCGGCAGTGATCCAGCCACTTTTCAAGATCATCAAAAATCTTGCTCACTTCTGGTTTCATACGAAGAGTCTTGGTAATATAATTTGGAAGAGACATAATAGTTTTTTTAAATTACGATTGATTGACTTGGACGGGTGAGGTTATAGTCAATTGAACATCCGTTTTCACCGTCCTCGGATACTTCAATTGTTACTGCACGATTTGGATAACGTGCGGCAATTTGTAGATATAAATCGTCTGCGATCATTTCGCATGATTTCCAGTCTAGTTCTAAAACGGAACCCGAACCATTATACAGCGACTCGCACCATCGTTTGAACTGGATGAACTCGATGTCCCTGTCATTATGGAACACATCGATTGACACCCTGAAATGAAATATATGGCGATGAGGATTAGCAAGGAACGATACATC